GAACAATAGTACCCAAAAGCCATATACTACCCTCATTACCCTTAGATTCTTCTAGCGAAGGATATACAGTAGACATGAGCCATTCTTTAATTTCTGTTCTTCTTTCCTTAGTTTTCGTATTTAATTCAGATTCAAAGTCATCTAGAATAATACGTGTATAGCGAGTAGATATCTGAGCACGACCACGAAGCCTCTGATTGGTACCTTTTGCTATAACCCTGTCACCCTTAACCGTTTCAATCTCTTTCTCAGTCCACTTCTTACCTGCTATGCTACCAAAATAGTAGTTTAAAAAAGGATTAAACTCAACATGGTGTCTGATATATTTTAAATGATCTATAGCCTGACCTTGCTCTTCAGATACCCATGCGGCAAACTCTATCTTGTCATCAGGATTGAAATATAATTTATATAATAGTGCGGCTTTTGCAAGTGTGGACTTAGTATGTCCTCTAGGGAGAACAACACAAAGCTTTCTAATGCTATCATTTAATAACGCATCACCCACCTCATAGTGAAATGGAGCTGGTTTCGACTTGTTAAAGTCGTCAGGAAGAAATAGCTGACCAAAGTTTATGAGGTTTTGAGATGCTATATATAGAACTTCGTCCTTACTGGAAGAAGTTATGTCTATCGTTTTTTCTTCTTGTGCCTGTTTTGCTTTTGTCTCTTCTTCCAATGATGCCTCTTAATCTTTCTTCGTCTCTTCTTTAATACGCTTGGCATTTTTCTCCATATATTTCATTAGCTTTTTGTCATCTTTCCTCATTTCAATATAATTGAATAACACACTTTCCATCATAGCAACCCGCTGTGCAAGTGTCTGAATGTCAGAGAGCATACCTTTCAAGGCTCTTATTATATCATGCTTACTTATTGTTTTTTTTCTTTTCAACTTCCCAATCACCTCCCGATAATTCTTCATATTCGCCTATATCACCACCTTCATAGACAAATGCATTGAATGTCTTTTTATTCCTGAATAGAGTAACAGGTACTGAAACCCTCTTATACAGCCCATTGTCAACATTCTCATATTTATCAAGCTCTTTAAGCTCGTCATCTGATACTCTCATCACTTCAACTATTACTCTCCCATCTCCTTTTACTATAGCAGGAAACCAAGCACCCTTAGGGCGGACAAGCTTATAGTCATTAATAAACCCTTTTTGACCGAATCCAGTCCTAAGAGTACCATATACAGCTAAAGTCTTATTTCTTGCCACATTGTATGGCATTATGCTATCCCCACCTGAGTTGAGCCAAACTTGCCTAATTCTAATATTTCATCATCTATGCCATATATAGTGTGACAATGCCTACATAACCACGCCACCTGAATAGATAACGGGCCAAAAAGAGGTTTTGTATCTTCTCTAGTTAAAGTCTTCTCACAGGCCAAACATCTATCTAGTTTAGTCTTCGGAAATTTCGGCCTCAATTCGCCCGACATTCTTCGCATCCTTTAGTGCCTCCAGCTGATCTCTTGAAAAACCTTGAAATACTGTTAAAGATTCGCTCTTGTTAGACTCCTTAGGGAACATATTCCTTATTTCCATAAGCATTCTAATAGCCCTTACCCTATCCGCATCTTTACTACCTTCCTCTACCACATCCTTTGCGGCGGCTAGAAGATAATCTTCTGTTATCCCCAGATCGTCCATTGTCTTCTTTATTTCATTTGACACAATATTTTTAACCCTTTTTGTTTTTAATAGCCTTTTAGACCATATAGTAGCATATTCTCTACTATTAGCTGAGAATGCTTTGAGATAAGCATCCGTTGGATCCATACCTGTAGCAACGTATTTTGCGAATATCCACTCCTTTTGATTAGCCTTATCCCTTTTTAGTCGTATATCTGCACCATACTCATCACCAGACAAGGAATATATATTCTTGGGAGGATCTCCGGACATTTCATCTTTTAAGAAATGAGTACCCATAAGGCAACGAATGTACGGTTTCTTCTTCATTTTGCCCTTTTTTAGTATCTGGCATATCTTTCCGTCATCCGATGTTACCCAATCGCCCTCGTCACCCTCCTTCCAGTGTTTAACTGGATGACCCTCATAAAGGCGAAACTCCTTATAATCCTCGTATAATATATATTCCTTCCCTTTTATGGTCTTTTTAAACATTTTACCATTCCCGTCCTTATATTACTTTATCTCCTTTCCTCTCCCTCCAGGTAAAATGCTGACTGCATTATATTGGATTCACTGTAGGAGGACAATATGATTCTATCCTCTTATGCATTTCCTCCAATATCTTTACGTCTTCTACATTATGCTTGTAAACTTCTTTCAGGGCCTTTTCGTTCCCGTACATGGCTTCTCTCCATAATCTTGGTTCTACAGGAGTTTTTCCCTTTATACCAAGAAATTGACATACTGTAGCCAATTTATTGTTATGTAGCTTTAATTTGCTCCTAACCATATAATAGAGGTCTTTATGACTAATTTCTCTATATACGGGAAAACGAATGTCATGGTCAAGACATCTTGTACGGATAAAAGGAATATCGAAGTTGGTACCGTAATATGTGAATAGGAGGTCATATTTGTTCATTTCCTCCATAAGTAGCTCTACTACCTTCCCATCGTACACGCCACTAAGAATATCTTCCTTTTCTATGATCGCACCACTAACCTTGCCCTTGTCTCTTGGTTTTATAGCCCATGAGAGCATTATACCAATACTAGCCTTTAGGTTAGAGGTTTCTATGTCAAGATACCCTAACCTCAACTCCTTGCCAGTTTTATACCTTTTGGGCTTCCTAAGGCCCATATTCTGAATTTTCCTGGCAACCGAGGTATAGGTACGACTATATCCTGAGTTTACTATCTCGTTATATATAGCATAGGAAGATTTGGCACTATTCTCATATTGGAACAGCATCGCTACCTCATCATCACTCCATCGCTTTCTTGGCATCTCCAGCTCCTTTTCTTTGATATAGAACGATCTTATCATTTTTCCTTGCAAGATTAGTCGCTCCATCGTCCCTAGCAAGTCCTATGACAACAAACTCTTTGTTTTTGTGATTTTCAATATCAGCAAATACTGTATGCCTTAATTTGCAATCACAGCACCAAAGGTGAAACATTCCACCAGGTCGTATCATTACTGCCTCAGGGTCGAAGTTACGCAGTTTAAAGTTACTCATATTCCTCCACCATGTCTAAGGTTAGTGCATATCCAGCGATATCTACCCTATTATCTCTTTTAGGGTTGTTTGTCTCCCTGGACAGTTTCACAGCTATCATGAACTTTGCAACGTCTGAAGCAGAAAACTCCACATCTTTCAAGGCAGTCCACATCTTAGCAGTACGTGAGAAGTCTATTATAGGATGTCCGTAGTTCACACCACGATCACCCATTACAAGTTTCTCAGCCTTTTCTAGTATAGAATCCTCAGTTTCCACTATGGAGAACTTCAAACTGTTCATACTACATGATTCCAATCTTTTAAATCTTTTATATTGTAGAATATGGGTATTTGATAGGTGGCGGCAAGCCAGTGTTCTGCCTTAGCACCTTCAGATTTCTTCCAATTATCCATCATAAAGACAGCATCGCACTTCTTTACGATGGAGAAGTAGCCTTCCAAGAACTCATCTTGCGAAAGGATCCCATTCCAGCCCCTAGTGTTAAGATGCGGGCAGATGGCGGCCATGCCATTTCTCCAGATTCTCTTAGAAATCCTCTCAGCACGGTCTATATTGTGATTTATCGCCTTTTTACTCTGATCCGTGTATTTCCCAGCTATGTATATCACTTTCATCTTCTGATTCCTCTTGTTCTTCTTCATAATCTTCGAACTCTCTAGTCATTTTCTGAAAATCTTCCAATTTTTTACCGATACTGCTGTTTATCTCGTCTACTAAATCTCTCATTTCACTCCCGGAAGTACAATATTCTTAAAATATGGGCAATCTTTAGGTTCACACTCTTTATTGTGATATTCCTCATCTATCCAGTAAATCAACCGCTCATCCTCGTCTCTTCTAAAGAAGAGTCCACCACAGATACCAGCTCTTTCTGACTTTCCGTAGTTTGCACAGTGCTTTTTTGCGATAATTTTGTCATTCACTAAGCGAATTTATGGAATAAATAGGTAAGATACAATGGTTATTATCCGTTTTTCCCAATAAATTGGACTTTCTATGAAAAGCACCGGTTTTTCCTTGTTTATTCCCCAAATGTTCCGTATCTTCTAAAGCGGAAAGCGAACAAATTCCTATTTAATATATATATAATTTATATTTACCTTTCAATACAATTTAAATCTAAATTAAAGGTAAACTCCAGAATTTTCCAAAAATTTTAGGGAAAATGGAAAACGAAATTCCACCAAAAATAACGCAAAATATACAAAATAACGGATAATTTGAGATTTTTGTGTATCGTTCTCTCATTGTCGCATACGCTACGTCATCGGATTCAATCGCTCGGTGAGATTTGATTTCAAAAACATTATGTTGTTTAGAGTGAGACAAACATTTATTAACAAAAAAAACTTGACGACAATTTGACGACAAAATAATTTGACAAAAAAAGATTCATACTATATAGTAATTTTGTTATATAGTGAAACCGTTATATAGTCTATACAACAAAAA